TGAAGAAGCAGTATCGGAATATTCATCGCAAGTAAATCAATTCAACATCAGAAATAATTTAGATACTTTGCGTGGTAGAAAAGCCGGAACAAATTATACACAAAAATTAGTTGATGGCACAAATCTACCGCAAGTTTTTAGATTATCACAGGCATATGGTACATTAGCCGGAGCAGGCGGACCAACAGATTACAAAAAAGCTTATGTTGATTTAACATCATCTGTGCAAGAATATAACTTAACTACACAAGCATACGATGCGACCACCAATGCACTACTTGATAGTGATACAATACGTGATGTAGTTAAAGTTTATTATGAAGCTGTACCAGCAATTACTCGTTTCTTTGACCCTTATTCTGTGGGTGCACAAGGAACATTAAATTTAGTTTCAGAATTAGGATTTGGTAATTATTCTCCTGCGGCACAATTCTTAATGATGCCATTATATGAAGATGTATTGAGAATGCAGCAAATTGAATTTAACGACCACATTCGTAAATCACATCATACGTTTAATATTGTAGATAATAAATTAGAAATATTTCCTGTACCTACTGAAAATACACCTACTAAAATATATTTTGAATATATGAGTAGAGATGAATTTGAGCACGATTCACAAACAATTCAATCAGATTCACTTTCAGATTATTCAGATATTCCATATGATTTTATTCAATATAAAAATATTAATGATGTTGGTAAACAATGGATTAGAAAATATACACTTGCACTTTCAAAAGAATTATTAGGAGCAATTAGAGAAAAATATAATTCAATTCCAATTCCAGATGGTGAGGTATCATTAGATGGTGCGGCATTGAGAGCGGAAGCACAGGTTGAAAAAGATGCATTGATAACCCAATTAAGAGAAAATTTGGAAGAGATGAGTAGAAAAAATGTGATGGAAAATAAAGCACACGAAGCAGATCATCAACAAGAAATGTTAAGAAAAGTTCCACTTAAAATATATGTAGGATAATATGCCAAAGTTTTTAGTAGGTAGAGACATAGAATTATTTAAAAGTTTAGCAAGAGAATTGGTAGACGATGTAGTTCAAAATACTGTTGTTTTATTTAAAATAAATTTAAATGAAACAAAGGTAAACATTTATGGAGAAGCCCTAAATAAAACTTGGCATCCAGGAGTAGAAGTATATGCATTGATTAATAAGGATCCAGAAACAACAAGATATGAAGGATTTGGACCAGATACTGATCAAAATGTAGTATTTAAGTTAGATAGATGGATGTTGCAAGAAAAAAATATTTATCCAGAAGTTGGTGATATTATTTATTTTAATAATTCATACTATGAAATTGATAATACAACAGAAGTTCAGTTAGTAGGAGGACAACCAACTAATAACTTTAGTGTAGTTTGTCAAACATTTATGGTTTCCAAATCAAATTTAAACATAGAAGAAAGAATAAAATAAAATGTCTACAAATCCATTAAGACCCGATTTAAATAGGGGAACACAAATAAAGGCAGCAAAGGGTGATTTAAAACAGAGTATAACCCTGTTTGATATTGATTATGCAATGATGTCTTATTTAGAAGATACTGTTTTACCAACATTGGATGATAATGGTAAAGCATTAAGAATACCTGTAATATATGGTAATTCGGAAAGATGGAATGGTGCACGAAGACAAGGTATTTATAGAGATATACATGGTAAAATTCAATTACCATTATTAATGATACGAAGAACATCTATTGCAAAAGATGAAGCAATGCCTATGTTAAATAGACATGTTTCATATCAGGGAATTACAAAATATTCTAAAGATAATAGATACGACCGTTTTACATTATTAGGACAAAATGTAAAACCAAAATACGAAATATATAAAATTCAAATGCCAGAATATGTTGAATTGAACTACGATTGTATGGCATGGACTTCTTATACCGAACATTTAAACGCCGTTATTGAGCAACTCCAATATACAAGTTCATATTGGGGAGATAAAGAAAAATTTAAATTTAGAACATCTTTGGGCGATTTTAATGTTGTAAACGAAGTTGGTGAAGGAACGGAAAGAATTAATAGAGTTGAGTTTTCATTAAATGTTAAAGCTTATTTACTTCCTGAAAAGTTTGATGAAGAATCTTTAATTAAAAAAACTATGTCAACAAAAAGAGTTGTCATTACTACTGAAACAGATGTTACTGCAAATGGAAGATTAGAAGGAGTTTTAACAAAACCATCTCCATATTATGATAATAAAGATGTAATTGATTGGTTAAATTTGAATAATTCAAAAATATTAACGGCAAGTGCACAAAATATATTTATAACATCTGATATTAAATTTATACCAGTACCATCAATACTTTCATCAACCGTTGGGAATAATGATAATCTTAAAGTTTATATAAATGGTATAAGAGTTTATGAAGAAGTTGGTGCATATACAAAAACTATAAGTGGTAACAATTTAACTATAACATTTAATAGTGGAGTTTTAGGATACAATGTTGAAACAACTGGATACGAAGTTGCAATAATAGGTAAATTTATTGATTTGTAATGAAGAATGGTTTTTTAGATATGGTAAATGTGTACAACACGGATAATCAGGCCCTTTGTACTTTTAAAAACATAGATAATGATTATTATGTTTTTGTTGCAAAAAATTGGTTTTTCAAATTATATTTGAGAGAAATTAAAAGAGAAAAAAACGAAAATAGAATTTTAGTTTATATAAATACCATAGTAATAAATCCAATGGATTATATTATTGAAGAAATATACGATGGTGTTAATATTAAATTTAAAAAATCAAATTTTGCATATGTTTTAAATGAAACAGATAAAGTTCACATTTCTGCTGATATAGAATATAGAGGATAATGAAAATATGGAATTCAAATACTAGAAAATTAGATAGGCAAGTTCCTAAAACAGATATTAATAAAATACCTGGTGCATCATTTATTGATAAATTGACAAGTGATTTAAAACTGCAAGGAGAAACATTTTCTGGAAGTTTAGCATCCGTTCAAAATTATGATTATGATACATCATTTGATAGTAGAACCAAAAAAACATTTAATTCAAAAATTCGTCAAAATCCAAATCCAACTAAAATACAAAGAAGTGAAAAAGATTTGGTATTAGGGTTTAGAGATGAAATATTAGATATTACAGCAAATTGGGTATTTAGACAGCCGGATGAAATTCAAATTTTAGAAGATACGAGAATTAGATTAATTTTTAACAATGTTTATTTGCAGGCTGCAACTACAATAACAAGTTCAAATTTTGATGTATATGTTAATGGTGTAAGAACACCATCTTATTTATCCATAGAACAATCTGATACAGGAGTTAATCTAATAATAAATGAATTTATTGGTATTGATTCAACCAACAAAGATAAGGTTAATATTTATGTAAAAGGTAAATTTGAACAATAATAAAATACAATATTTATATATAATAATAGATACAAAGTAAATAAATGGCAGAATTAATTCAACCAAAACAGATAGATTTTAGTAATTTTGATGTTCCAATTACAGGTTCAGTAGTAATAGTAGGAAATTCAACTGGTTCTGCGTTGATAGTATCTGGTTCATCAACATTTAAAGCGAGAACAGACGATGAATATTCTGTAATTGTAAGTGGTGCTATGGCGGTAGTTGATAACTATGTTACTGCTAGTTTAGATAATATACAAAGAACTGCAGTTTCTGCTTCTGTTTATATTCAAAGAGTTGGTACTATCGGTACTACGTCTCCTGTCCAAGATAGTTCAATTCAAAACGTAGGTGTAATAGATTTGGGTGGATTTTTTTAATTTAAACCAAATCAACATTTTTATATTAAAAAAACATATTTATAGATTAGAATAACCATAACAATAAAGTAAAGCAAATGGCTCAAATTATAAAACATCGTAGGGGTAGTATAGGTAGTGTTAAGACAACCACTGCCAGAAACGCCGAATTAATTATCGCATCCGGCTCAATTAATGACTTAAACGGTCCTTTCGTATTAATCGGTTCTCCTAATGTAACCGATGAAGGTGTAGCAGGAGCGCACGTAGCCGTATCAAAAATATACACAGGTACAAACGCACCAACAATTGCAGCAGCAACTTATGGTTCGGTATTGGATGGTACTCCGTTTTATTCAACAGCAGACCAAGCTTTATACATATTAAATAATTCAGGTGCGGGTGGAAATTCAAATATTGATTTAACTGGTAACTTAGAAGGAAGAAGTGTTACTAAACTTACAATTAATCAATTAAATGGTTCAGTAAATTTAACAGGTAGTTTAACAGTTTCTGAAAATATTTCGGCAAGTGGTGATATATCTGCTTCAAATTTAGAATTACAAGGAAACGCAAATATTAAAGGTAATATCACTTTAGGTGGTAATATTAATATTGGTAACCAAAATACAGACTTAGTTGTATTTGCAGGAGAAATTAGTTCATCTATCTTACCAGAATTAAATAATGAATTTGATTTAGGTAGCGGAACACAGGCTTGGAGAAACTTACACGTTAGTGGTACTGCAAATATTCAAAACATCAATTTATCAGATGTACAAATCTATAATAATATCACAGTTAGTGGTTCAGCAGTATTTGGTACAGATTCAACTGATAGATTAACTGCAACTGCATCTGTTTTCATTTCATCTTCAGTACAACTTACCGGTTCATTATCTCAATTAGGCAATACAACTCAAACTGGTTCTTTAAATGTTAGTGGTGGTGTAAATGTAAGCGCAGGTAATGTTAGAATTACTGATAACTTATTTGTTAGTGGTGGTACAATAAATGTTGCAAATACAGCAACCGATATTGAAATCAAAGATAATACCGCAACTGCATTAACTATTTCAGAAGGAGCTAACAATTATATTGTACTTAATACAACGGATAATTCTGAAAAAATAACTTTAGGTAATACTACTACACAAATTGATAATGTAATTGTTGATAATAAAGCAAACGCATTTACAATCAAAGAAGGTGCAAATTCTTATTTAGATGTTACAACAACAAATAATTCAGAATTAATCACATTAGGTAATACGATTACATCTATTACTAACGAAGTTGAAGATAATGCAGCTAACGCATTTAAAGTAGCACAAAATTCAAACACATATATCAATGTTGCAACAACTGATAGTGCAGAAAAGGTAACAATTGGTAATAGTTTAGCATCTATTGATAATGTTATTGAAGATAATGTTTCAAATGCATTTGTAGTAAAAGAAGGTGCAAATCCTTATATTACAATTGATACTACAAATGGTTCTGAAACAATCAAATTAGAAACAGCACCTAACGTATCTGTAACCGGTATTACAACTATTTCTAACTCAACTCAAAATACTACTCATACCGATGGTGCTTTAGTAGTAACAGGTGGTGTTGGTATTGGTAAAAATTTATATGTTAGTGGTTCAACTACAATTGCAGGTAATTTAACTGTATTGGGTTCTGCTACAAATGTAATTATTTCTGCATCAACTCTTGAAATTGATGATAACATTATCAGATTAAATGCATACGCACCTTATCAAAGATACGCGGGTATTGAATTAATGGATAGTGGTTCTAATAATGTATCGGCATCTTTATTATGGGATTCAACAAATGACTATTTCTTAATAGTTTCAGCAAGTGGAGAAAGTGGTAAAGTGATTTCAACTACATTTGGTTCACAAGGTTCTGAAATTAGTTTAACTCCAAATACATTACCAAAGGCAACTGGTCCTTCTGCAATCGGAGATTCTTATTTGGTAGATAATGGAACAGTATTTTCTTATTATACAGACGCATTAATCGTAACGGGTTCATCTGGACAAACATATATTAAAGGTAAAGTAACTTTAGCAAATGTAGGAGGAACTGATGCAAACTCAAATTCATCGGCGGTAATATTTAGAAATTCTTCAAATGAATTGGGATACATCTCAACAACTGCAACTACAAATGTATTAACTGGCATTTTAGGATATAGAGAGAGTGATGGTAAATTAGAATTTTCATCTAAAATTGATGGTGGATACTTCTAATAAAAACAACATAAAAAATTAAATTGGAAAGGATTGGTGGAAACATCAATCCTTTTATATTTATAAGAGACTTATATAAGTCATTTTTTAGTATATACTGTAATTAAGAACCATAGATATGGCCCAAACAATTAAGTTGCGTAGGAGTGCCGTAGCTGGAAATCGTCCAACTACTGCTCAATTAGATTTAGGTGAATTAGCAATAAACACCGTAGATGGTAAGATTTATTTTGAAAAATCTGGATCTGGTGGAGAATCTATTCAAGAAATCTTTACAACAAATGCACAAAATAGTGGGTCATTAAATACTATCGGTGATATTATACTTACAGGTTCTGCATACATTTCTGGAAGTCAAACTTTAGAAGGTTATCTAAACTTCCATCCAATAAACATAACACCAACATCCACAGATTCTGGATCCTTTATATTTGTAAGTGGCTCGACTAATGATTTATATTTTGCACAAAGACAAGGCGAATATAATAATGTAACCAGACTTAGATGGTTAGAAGGTAATTTATATACAGGTCTTTTACACGGAGGAAGAATTACGGCAACAACCGGATCAACTACGTTTAATATTAGTTCTGGTAGTGGTATAATTGTAAGTTTAAATGCAAGTTTAGGGGATGACCCGTATCCAACTGTTCAACACTTGGAATGGGCTAACAAAACAAATATAGCAGTTACAAACATAACTTCATCAATTCAATCCTTTGTAGGTATTACATCTACTGGTGAGGTTATACAACAAACTTCTGCTTTTAGTGCAGGTGATTATAATACATTTATAACATTAGGAACGGTATTACATCAAAATCAAAGTACAATCAATGCTACTATAACATATCCAAATGTAGCATATGGGTTTAAACAAAGAACTTACGATTTTATAAAAGCATTTGGACCTCTTAAATTATCCGGATTTCCAATACAAACATCTGGTTCTTTAGGATTGACTGTTGGTAGTGGTACTGCATTTGCGGAAGGTAGAAATTATCAAACTGACCCAAATAACCCATCATATATTTCAGATCCAGGTACAACTGTTTCAAAAATATTCCGCTATTATCAAACAGGTTCTCAATTTATACAGGATACTAATAATGCATTAGGATATACTGAAATAGACCCATTACAATACAACAATAATGGAACTTTAACTACGGTTAGTGGTAATAACCCAAACAACTATTATTGGACATTACAAAGAGTATTTTGGTATCCAAGTTCTGCTACTAAAGGAATTGTAGTTTATTATGGTAATGCAGAATATGCATCGGAAACAGAAGCGATTGCAAACTTACCATATGAAACAT